CCTTACTCTCAAGAATGTTACAGCAGCTACAGATGATCAGATAGCCGCTACAGAAGATTACATAACCAAAACATCTCTAGCAGTAGGTATTACAGATGATGAGTTACGGCCATCGCTAGAGCGTTTATCCCGGGCAACTGGTGATCTTGAAAAGGCTCAAAAACTACAGGCAGTAGCCATTGATGTTGCCGCTGGCTCTGGCAAGTCCTTAGAAGCTGTTACTAATGCCATGGCAAAAGCGGCTGAAGGAAACACAGCGGCTCTTGGTAAATTGGGTATTGGTTTAACATCTGCTGAATTAAAAACCATGAGCATGGATGAGATCACAGCCAAGTTAGCGGATACCTTCCAAAACCAAGCATCTGCAAAAGCCGATACCTTTCAAGGTAAGTTAACCAGGCTACAGATAGCCTTTGATGAAGGTAAGGAAACAGTAGGCGCTTATATTCTCGATGCTATAACTCCTATGGTGAATTTAATAGTTCAGCGAGTAATACCTGCTATTCAAGATTTTACTGACAACATTGGCGATAAATTACAACCTGTTTTAAAAATCATTGAACCAATTATTAAAGGCTTGAGTAGTGCTTTTAACTCAGTAAAAAATGCTTTGGCGGAAAACAATGATGAGTTACAGCCGTTTTATAACCTTATGAAGAATATCGCTACCTTTGCAAGAGATACTTTAGCTCCGATTTTAGGTAAAACACTAGGTGCAGCCTTTAGTATTCTAGGAGATATCGTTGCTGGACTTATTGGTGGCTTTGCTAGTTTTGTGGATAAGATTACTAAAATTTACAACGCCGTCAAGGGAATTATTGATGCTATTAGAGGCGCAGGTAGCGCAGTAGGTAACTTCTTCTCTGGATCATCTTTTGAAGGCCCTTCAGCCACAGTAACGCCTTTTAGCCCTACTCCTGTACCAAGCCCTACGGTTCCTAAGTTTATTTATGCCGGTGCGGGTACTACAAACATAACAGTGAATGGCGCTCTTGATAGTGAGTCAACGGCTCGTCAAATTGTAAGCATCCTTAACGATTCTCAAGCTCGTGGAACTCTTGGGGCTGGGTCGTTTGCATGACATTGTGGAACCCAGACTGGGCACTAGAAGTCAATGGCGCGGGAGATATAACTAATTTAGTTATTGCCGATCTAACAATTACTTCTGGGCGCTCAGACATCTATTTTCAGCCTCTAGCAGGTTACACTCGATTTACGGTAAAGAATTTAGATCAATCTGCAATTGAGTTTGATGTCAACGATTCTGTAGTAATTAAGGTCAAAAACTCAAGTGGTACTTATGTTCCCATCTTTGGCGGGGACATCTCAGACATTGATGTACAGGTCAGAACTGGAGAACCGGGCATTACTCAGGATGTAACGATTACAGCTCTTGGAGCCTTATCCAAACTTCCTAAAACACTTACCCAAGGCGTATTGGCTAAAGACTTTGATGGCGATCAAATCTATGAGATTTTATCTGAACTATTATTGAACCAATGGAATGAAGTCCCTGCTGCTGAAACTTGGGCTGCTTACGATCCAACTATAACTTGGGCTAATGCCGAAAATGTTGGATTAGGCGAAATTGACCGCCCGGGAAATTATGAACTTACCCATCGATCTGCTAGTACTACAGATGTTTATACCCTTGTTTCTGGCTTGGCGCGCTCAGGTTTGGGATACATTTATGAAGATGCTTCTGGACGAATCGGGTATGCGGACAGTACCCATAGAGCTGAGTATTTTGCAGCTAATGGATATGAGTATTTTGATGGTGGCTGGGCTTATGCTGCTAGTGTCGCTACTGTAAAGCGCTTAGGGGATATCCGAAATAGAGTCACTATTACGCATAAAAACAATTCACAACACACAGCCGAAGATGCAACTTCTATTTCACTTTATGGTGTACAAGCCGATAACATCGTCACAACTTTAGAACATAATGCCGATGCCGTAAGTCAGGCTGAGTTCTATTTGAAAATTCGCGCATATCCGCAATATCAATTTAAGGCAATTACTTTTCCTCTGGCTAATCCAAGTATTTCAGATGCCGCCCGGGATCAGGCTTTGAACATATTTATGGGTTTACCTCTTGAGATCGACGATTTACCCTTAAACATCGCTAACGGTCGATTCCAAGGCTTTGTGGAAGGCTGGACTTGGACTACCCGATTTAACGCCTTAGACTTAACAATCATCCTTTCGCCTTTGGCCTATACCCTTCAGGCGTTTAGATGGAATTCTGTAGCAAGTAACGAAACATGGAACACGATAAGTCCTACTTTAGACTGGAATAACGCTACAATAGTAGCCTGATATAAGGAGAACAATGGCAACGACAACCAATTACGGCTGGGAAACCCCAGACGATACCGATCTATTAAAGGATGGCGCTGCTGCTATTCGTACACTTGGTTCGTCTATTGATACCACAATGTTTACCATGGTTCCTAAGTCTATTGTGGATGCTAAGGGCGATCTAATTTCAGCTACGGCAGATAACACCCCTGCTCGCTTAGCAGTAGGTAACAACGGTGAAACGCTTGTTGCCGATAGTACTGCTGCCACAGGTTTAAAATGGGCAAAATCCCCAAACTTTATTGGTGTTCAATGTAATAATTCCGCACAACAAACAATTGCAAATGTAACTTTTACTGCTTTAACTTGGAACGGCGAAGAATATGACACATCTTCTTTCCATAGCACATCAAGTAATACCTCAAGAATAACTATCCCTACTGGTTTAGGTGGGTATTACCGTATTTCAGGAAATGTCCGTTTTGTTTCAAACGGAACTGGTCGCAGACTTGTGCAATTGCGTAAAAACGGTGGCATGATTAAGGAAACAGAAGTTACGCCGGGCGCAAGTGCTGAATTATCTTTATGGACAAATTGCGTTTTGCCTTTTGTAGCAGGAGATTATTTAGAAATATATGTTTATCAAAGTTCTGGCGGAAACCTTAACATTTATGCGGGTGGAGATCAGGTTTGGTTCGAAGCACAATACTTAGGAGCATAAAATGGAACTATTTGAAAAAATTTTAGAAGTTTATCCTGAGCTAAAAAACGAAGATTTTGAACCATTGACAGGAACTATTTTGCTTCAAGATGATTCAGATGGCAAGGGCGCTTATGTAGCAGTATGGGAATACTCAAAGCCATTGCCTAAAGGGTTAAAACTAGGTAAGTGAAGCCAAGATTAAGCAAGGCTGCAATACAGCTACGCGAGCAGTTTGATGATACCTACGCAGATCGTGACAGGTCTAGCGATGGATGGATCGGTGACACGCGACACGCAGCGCGCGCTAGCGATCATAATCCCGATGCTCAAGGCTGGGTTCGTGCCATTGATATCGATCGTGATTTATCCGGCAAAGCAAAGCCTGACCTCATGCCCGATCTTGTTGATCAGATTCGAATCTTATGCAAGTCTGGTATTGAGAAAAGAATTTCCTACATTATTTTCGACGGGTTTATCTACTCAGCCAAGTTTAGATTTATCAAAAGAAAATACACCGGGGCAAACAAGCACACAAAGCACGCTCATTTCTCGTTTAAGAAAACGGCTGACAATGACGGGGCTTTTTTTCAAATACCTATGTTAGGCGGACAATAATGAAGAACATGAAACATCCTGCATACTTAGCCGCTGGCGCATTTCTAGCAGCTTGGGCATCATCTAACTTTGAGGCAGATTACAGAGCAATCCTCTGGGCTGTTCTATCAGGCGTATTTGGATATGCCTCGCCTAAAAAATAATGAGTCCGCAAGACACAGCTGCACTCGTTGTAGCTGCGATGACCGTTATTGGTTCCTTTATTGGCTCAGTCAAGTGGTTAGTAAAGCATTACCTAAGCGAACTAAAGCCTAACTCTGGATCATCAATGCGCGATCAAGTAAATAGACTCGAAGCGCGTGTCGATACAATCATCTCACTATTAGAAAAGCGATAATTTTGCCATGGCAAGAAAAAAAGTTATCGATCTTGATACCTACAACGCTTTAGATACCTGGGCTATTAGTCTGCAAGAAATGTACAGAGCACTTCGCAGAGCCGGTTTTGATGTAGAACTATCACTTGCAATCATTATTGAACCCGGAGCATATCCGCGTTGGATCTTGCCAGATCCAGTCGAGCCAGAAAGGCTTGGCGATTATGAAGATGAGGATGATGATTAAAAAACGCTATCTAGTGATTTCGGATCTACAGATCCCCTATCACCATGAGCAAGCCGTTAAGAATCTAATCAAGCTAGTAAAGCGAGAGAAGTTTGATCTCGTACTCAACACAGGCGATGAGCTTGATATGCAGTCTCAGAGCAAGTGGGCTAAAGGCACACACCTAGAATATGAGGGGCAATTAGATGCCGATAGAAGTCTGGCTCAAAACATTCTCTGGGATCTCAAGACAACCGACATTACAAGATCCAACCATACCGATCGTCTATACCACACTCTCGTTAGAGGAGCTCCTAGTCTCATCGGACTTCCAGAACTCGAATACTCCCGCTTTATGGGTTTCTCCGACATGGGGATCCGTTTTCATAAAAAGCCATTTGAGTTCCATAGAGGCTGGGTCCTAGTTCACGGTGATGAAGGATCAATGAATAGCAATGCCGGACTTACAGCTCTTGGTCTGGCTAAGAAGTTTGGCAAGTCTGTTGTTTGTGGACATACCCACAGAGCAGGTGTTAGTGCCTATACAGAGGGCCTAGGAGCCCAGTACAGGACTTTGTGGGGCTTAGAGGCAGGTAATGTTATGGATAAGAAGAAAGCCTCTTATTTGAAGGCTGGAAGCGCTAATTGGCAGATGAGCGTGGCGGTCATTGAAACCCATGGAGATCGTGTTTCGCCTATGCTGGTTCCGATTAACAAGGATGGATCTTTTACGCTTTACGGAAAGTTATACTCCTAAGAATCGTTACCGTTTCGTTACCAAAATGTGTTGGACAATGTTAGACAGGCGTGAGACCGTAATCCTGTTAGCCGATCGCGGGCATTGGCAACAGAAAGATAGGAAATGAACTCACTCACGATTATAGGTATTTTACTTATATTCATTATGACTAACTTTGTGTGG